ACGAAGAAAGTAACGAAAAAAGAAAACCAAAAGGTGAAATTAAATTCAAATTAACTTTAAACGAAGAACAAAAAGAGGCTAAACAAACAATCCTCAACAATCCAGTAACACTTATTAAAGGTATGGCAGGTTCAGGTAAAACATTACTTGCTTGTCAAATTGCTTTAGATTTAGTTTTTAAACGAGAAATGGAAAAGATTATCATTACTCGTCCTACTGTATCAAAAGAAGAAATTGGATTTTTACCTGGCGATTTAAAGGAAAAAATGGATCCATGGTTAGCACCAATATATTCTAACTTATATCTATTATATGACAAAGATAAAATCGATAAAATGGTTTTAGAAAACCAGATAGAAATTGTGCCGTTTGCGTTTATGAGAGGTAGAACGTTTCCTAATGCGGTTGTTATCGTTGATGAATGCCAAAATATCACGCATCAACAAACAGAGATGATGTTAGGTCGTTTAGGTAAAGGTGGTAAAATGATTTTCTGTGGAGATATGTCTCAGGTTGATTTACCTAAAGGTAAAAAAGATTCTGGTATTAGTTTTTTCACTCGATTAGAGGAAAATATTAAAGGAGTTAAAATCATCATTCTTAAGAAAAATCATCGCCACGAAATCGTAGAACAAATTCTTAAAACATACGAAGAATTTAGAGATTAATGGCTACACAACGGATACCATTTGCGTGGGGAAATGCTAATTTTGCTTGGAATACAAATCCATTTCCTAATCAAAGTACAAATCCATTCATTTGGAATGATGTAGCATTAATTATAACTGTTCTTGAAGGATTAGGTGGTGGTAAATCACCTGATGAAATTTTTAAAGATAAAAAGAAACGCAAACAATTCATTACTCTTATAATGAAATGTGAAGTAATGAATAAAGAATATAAAGAAACTAAAGAAGTTAAAGATCGTCAAATACGTATAACAGACATAGCCTTGGTGGCTAAAGAAGTATTAGGTATAAACATTAAAATAGACTTGTAATGTATAAATTATTTACAGACAAAACTGAACTTTTTGAGTGCAATATTAAATTAGAAGGTGCATCATTAAAAAATAGTCAAGCACGACTAATAATCGAATCAGAAGACATTAATCTTTTATTTAAAGGACAAATTACACCAGAAGGTAAATGTATTATACCAATTAAAAAATTAAAAGGTTTACTAGAAGGTAACACGAAAGGTGAAATAAAACTTGAGGTTATAGCAGAAGATACGTATTTTACACCTTGGAAATCTGAATTTTTAGTTGAAGCATCTAAAAAATTAACTGTAGAAGTTAAATCACAAGACGCAGAAATTATAACTGAAAGTGCTCCTAAAGTTCAAGTTAGTGGAATTAAAGAAACAGTTGATCCTATAACTGAACACGTAGTTAAATTAATTAAATTATTAATTAAAGAAGATATTAATCTAAATAATTTATCAATTAAAAAAGATAAAGTAAATAATATTATAGCAACTTATACAAAAGAAAATCCAATTCAAGAAACACAGTTACCAAAAGTTATTGATGGAATCCTTAATACGTTGCCTAAAAAATAATAAGTTATGGCAGGACCGTATGATTTAACGGGTCAGAATATTGAAAATACATATCAACGAGTTGTTCAAACTCCAGATGGTATAAATTATTATGATGGTACTGGTTCTTTACTTCCATTATCTAGTTCATTTATATCAGGTGCTTCAGCGATAGGTAGTACTATTACTTTTACAAGAGGTGATGGTAGTACTTTTCCAGTAACTGTAGCAGCAGGAACTGGTGCACCTGGAGGATCCAATACAAATATTCAATTTAATTCTGCGAGTGTATTTAGTGGTTCATCAAATTTTTCTTTTGATTATGTTAATAATAATCTAACACTAACTGGTTCATTAAATATAACTGGTTCAACCACACAAATTGGTAATAACACATTATTAGGTAACACATTATTATCAGGTAGTATTATTATATCAGGAGCATACGGAACAAATAATCCTACAGTTAGAATATACGGAGATACTGAACATAATGGATATATAAGATTTGATCCTGTATCAACAAATATAGATCCTACTATATCTGCTTCTTATATTTATGTTTCTGGTTCTACAAATGACTTATATTTTACTCAAAATGGTCAAGGATATGGTAATACAACTCGTTTACGTTGGTTAGAAGGTAATTTATATACAGGTTTATTAAATGGTGGGTTAATAACATCTGCTTCTTCTACTACATTTAATATTAGTAGCGGATCAGGTATTATAGTAAATTTAAATGCATCAATAAATGATAACCCATACCCAACAGTACAGTATGTAAATTGGGGAAATTTAACAAATCAAACTTTAACATATAGAACTACCAATATTCAAACTTTTATTGGAATTGATTCTAGTGGTAATATTATTCAACAAACTGATCCTTGGATTGATGGTCAGTATAATACTTCTATATCATTAGGTACGGTATTACATCAAAATCTAAGTACAATTAATGGTAGTATTTCTTATCCAAATGTAGCATATGGTTGGAAACAAAGATCATATGATTTTATAAAAGCATTTGGCCCATTAAAAATAGCAGGATATGCTATAAGTACTAGCAGTTCATTAGGATTAACAGTTGGAAGTGGAACAGCATTTGCTGATGGTAGAAATTATCAAGTAGATCCTAATAACCCATCTTATATAACAGATAATGGTACTAATGTATCTAAAATATTTAGATATTACCAATCAGGATCTTCTTTTATTCAAAATACAAATGCAGGAGCTGGATTTACAGTAATAGATCCTGCAAATTATAACCCAGGTAACTCAGGATCTTTAACACCAGTACCTGGAGGACAATATACAGTTCAAAGAATATTTTGGTATCCAAATAGCGTAACAAAAGCTATAGTTGTATATTATGGAAACACAACTTATAACTCAATAAGTAATGCTAGAGATAATTATATTTATGAGAATTTTAATGAAGTTGAAAATACAAAACAAAATGCTATCTATTTAGGTGCTATTATTATAAAAAGTAATGGATCGTTCACAACAGCTGCTGATTATCAAATCATAGCAGGTGGATTATTTAGATCAATAACTGGTGGAGGTGGAGGAGGAGGTAGTGGAACAACATCATTAGCTTCATTAAGTGATGTATCTTTATCATCATTAACATATGGTGACTTATTAATGTATAATGCATCGACTAATTTATGGAACAATACTCATACTTTATCAGGCAGCTATACATTAACAGGTTCATTAACAACTAATGATGGAGTATCAGTTCAAACATTAACAGCATCTTTTGTTAGTGCATCAGGTGGTATTACAGGTTCTTTATTTGGAACAAGTAGTTGGGCACAAAGTGCTAGTCAAGCATTAACATCCTCATACACACCAAATGCTTTAGTAACAGCATCCGTATCCTCAAATACAATTACATTTACAAAAGGAAATGGAAGTACGTTTCCAATAACGATAAATACTGGATCTGGGACAATACCAGGTGGAAGCGATACGTATATACAATATAATTCCGGAAGCAAATTTGCCGGGTCTCAATATTTTAGATATATTTATCAATCATCAAGTTTACAATTAGGACTTGCTAATGCTCGAGGTATATATAGTGTCGCTCATGGAGAAAATGCATTAGCAGCCGGTGCTCTATCTCATGCTGAAGGATATGCTACTACTGCAACAGGTTCTTATTCTCATGCAGAAGGCGCTAGTGCTGTTGCACTTGGTTATGCGGCACATGCAGAAGGATATTATACTCAAGCAAATGGTGATTATTCACATGCTGAAGGATATACTACTATAGCATCAGGTAATTCTTCACATACTGAAGGCATCAATACCGTTACAATATCACCATATTCTCATGCGGAAGGATATGCCAGTATTACCAATTCCACTACAGATACAGCTATAAGTAGTTCAATAACATTATATGCTTATAATACAAGTTCTGGATTATTAATAACAGATCCATCATATCCACCTACATCAAACCAAGCAGATTATATACTTTGGGCAGATAATGATAATCAAAAAATTTATTTATCAATATTAAATAATATATTTACATCTAACCCAGATGGTAGTGGTAATTGTAGTATTTTTTATATATCAAATTATGATTCACAGGGTCCATCTATTAATGTAACAAATGGTGGTGATGTATTTAGACTTGATGATGCAACAGGTACTTGGGGTGGAGCTGTAAATGCTAAATATTCTATAGGATTTTTTGATTATGATAATTTTTTAATTGAAGTATATGATACAGATTTAACCTCAATTCCTACATTCGCAGGAGTAGTAGCTACTTTACCCTCTTATGGAACATACGTATTTAAAGTAGATTCAATATCATATTCAAGTAATACTTCATCTATAACTTTAGATTCTATTACACCTCAACAAGAAATAAGAAATTATAATAATGCTGGATCTCCCTCATTAACAGGTGTTACATTAACTAGTGGTCATATATTTTTAACTAATATTAGCAATACTTGGGGGGGATATGAAGAAGGTCCTTTAATTACTTCAACTATTTCTACTACTCAACAATATGATTTTTTAAGTAAAACATTTAAAACTGCTGTTAATACATATCCTGTAGGATCATTTATACGTGCATATTATGGTGGAAGTAGTTTTATAACTACTATAGTAGGTACTAATATAGGTATTGGTGGTACTTATGTAACTACTAGTGCACAATTAGGACCTATTTTTAATGATACTCTTATTTTACAAAAAGGTGAAGCCGCTCATGCTGGTGGGTTATTTACTGAAACATATGGTAGTTTTCAAACCGCAGTTGGTGTTTATAATACATTAAATAACTATACAGATGTATTTGTAGTAGGAGGTGGAACAGATAGTGTTAATAGAAAGGATATATTAGCAATTTCAACTACAACTATTACAATGTCTGGATCTGTAAATATTTCCGGATCATTGTCTGTTAATGGCGCTACAGTACCATCAGTTAACTCAGGAATTATTACATTAGATTTTGGATCAGCTCCTGGAACAAATATAACCACAGCATCAATATATAATTCAAATGTAGATAGTAATTCAGTTATCAATATTTATATAATGAATACATCTTCTATAGATCATTCTGATGCTGATCATCAAATATTATCTTTATATGGTAAAGTATTACCTGGAAATATTATAGATAATACATCATTTGTAGCTACATGTATCACAGATTTAAGATTAACAGGCACATTTAAGGCAAAATATAGCATAATAAATTAATTAAAATAAAAATATGGCAGGAATTAGAATAGAAGGTAATACTTCAGGTAATGTAGTTGAGGTCACAGGATCCAATCAACTAAAAGTTATAACAGAAACAAATGTAGGAGCTAATCCAAATAATGTTGGAGCAACTAGAGTTTTTCATGAAAATGATCCCGGTGATATATTAGGTACACCTAATTTAAAATCACCAGAAGTTGATGATGATTATAGAACTCGTGTAGCTTTAGATCATCTATTAGACACAGAAACATTTAATTATACAGCTCAAAATACAGGTAAACATACATATTCTCTTGCAACAATGAATATGGCTTGGGGTATATCAGGTTTAAGAACAAATAGCGGTGGTATTGTTACAACTGGTACTGGTGTAACTATGGGTACATATGCTGAATTTCCTATTTTTGGAGGTCAAGCTTTATATATGGAAATGAATAACTCTTTTGATGCTGCTATAACAACAAACTTTGTTATAGATTTTGGTATGTTTAGAAGAGGAGGTTCCAATCCATTTGATCCTACAGATGGTATATATTTTAGGGTTAATGCTAGTGGATTCCAAGGAGTTGTAAACTATAATACTCAAGAAACTACTACTGGTGTTTTTGATTTTACTCATACAAATAACCAAAAATATAAATTTGTAATTACTTTAAATGAAAGAACAGTTCAATTTTGGATTGATGATGTATTATATGGAGAATTAGAAACCCCAGTAGGACAAAGTCAACCATGTTTATCAGCAACTTTACCAATATCTGTACGTCATGCTAATACAGGTACAGCTGGAGCAGCACTTAGTATGTATGTAAATAATTATGTATTACATGCTGGTGGTTATAGCTATGCTAAAACAATGGGTGAAACTCAAAACGCTATGTTAGGTTCTTATCAAGGTCTATCTGGTGGTACAATGGGTCAACTTATAGCTGGAACTGTAACTACAGGAACTTTAGTTAAACCAACAGCCGCTATTCCTGCGAATAATGCTTTAACAGCTAACTTACCAAACAGTTTAGGAGGTAGAGCATGGGAACAATTAACATCGGGTTTAGCTGTAAATACTGATGGTGTATTAGCAGCATATCTAAACCCAGCAGGTACAACAGCAATTCAAGGTAAAAGATTAAGAATAACTGGATTAAAGATGAGTGCTACTATTCAAACTGTAATAGCCGGTGGTCCTGTTAATAATGAATTTTATTTATTATTTGGTGGAACAGCGATCAGTTTACAAACAGCTGAGGGTACCGCTGCTAAACCTTGTAGAAGAATTATGCTCCCAGAATTTACACAAACTATAACAGCAACACAAGCTGCTAATACCGCAGTAGCACAACCATCATATTATGCTGATTTCAGTTCTGCTCCTATTTATGTAAATCCAGGTGAATATGTTGGAATAGCAGTTAATAGATTTGGTACTGCTCTTACTAGTGGTGTTATTGCTTATACTTATCAATTTATATACTCTTGGGAATAATATGAACTATTTTGAAATTCAACCTACTCAACTAACAATAAATAATCCCTTTGATTATAAAAATATTGTTGCTATTAAATGGGCAGCAATTAATGTACCAAGAGGTTCTAATGAACCCTCAACTTTCAATTGTGTATTAATAGATGAACATCAAACTGATGTATATAATTGGTATATACAAGTACCACCTAGTGTAATTGATACTTGGTTAGATGATACTATTATTGATGATTATATATGTTCATTAGATAGTAGATTTGTTAAACTTTAAATTAATTTCATATTTATAATATGATATTTAATTATTTTATAGATGGCAGGTTATAGTAAGTCCTCAATAGCCAAAACTTTAGTTAATAATGCAGCATATGCTCTAAATGCAGGAAATGCAACTAGTGCTAGTTATGCATTAACTGCTTCATACGCTATGAATGGTGGTGGAGGTGGAGGAGGTACTCCTGGAGGATCAGATACCTACGTTCAATATAATAATGCTGGTAATTTTGGAGGTGAAGTTAATTTTAAATATGATTATACTAATAATATATTATATTTAACAGGTTCACAAAAAATAAATGGATCTATTTCTGCTTCATATGGACCTAATACAGTTGGATTTTATGGCACAGCAAGTTGGGCAGTAAGTGCTTCTCAAGCATTAACATCAAGTTATGCTATAACAGCATCATATACTATTAATGGTAGCCCATCATATCCAGAATATTCTATCCAATATTATTCACAAAGTGCTTTTGGTTCAAATGCTAATTTTACATATGATTATACTAAAAAATCACTTAATGTTGGAAATATTCTTTCACCCCCAACTTCTCAAGCACCATATTCAATTAATTTATCTCCTTTAATAACCGCAGATAACGGTTTAGCTTTAGGTTCTGGTTCTATTGTTATAGGAGGAGGACAAGCTTTAGGTATTACTTCTATTGCTATAGCAGGAGGAATAGCTTACTTTAATAAGGATATAGCAATACAAGGAGGATTTGCTTATGGACAGTATGGAAATTGTTTAGCTATAGGTGGAACAGCTAGAGGTAATAACTCAATAGCATTTTATGGTAGTGAAACAGGAATAAATTCTAGTTTAGCATTCGCTCATCAAGGTGGAAAAGCATTTGCTCAGCAATCTCACGCAGAAGGAGCATTTGTAGAAACATATGGTTTTGGTTCTCATGCTGAAGGATATAGTACTCAAACTTCCGTAGATGGATATGCTTCTCATGCTGAAGGATATTATACAACAGCATCCGGATATTACTCACATGCTGAAGGAGGTTACACAATAACTAATAACTACTATGCCCACTCAGAAGGTGAATTAACACAAGCTAATGGATATGCTTCTCATGCTGAAGGATATAATACTATAGCACTTGGAAATTATTCTCATACCGAAGGAAGTAACAGTATGGCCTATGCTAAATCTTCCCATGCAGAAGGAATAAATACATCAACAATACAAGGATCCAAATTAATAACTCCTGAAATCCCAGCATATTATGTATCAACATCTTTCCATACCTCAGTCCTAACAATTGTAGATGATTTTTTAGCATTTACTAATACTTATATATTAGCTACAAATGATCCTAATTGGGATAGTTTATTTAATAATGGTTATAATCAAGATGGATCTACATTTTTTATGTATGTTACTGCTAGCGGAACTAGTGGAACAGAATATCAAAAAATAGAATTCACATACCAAGACCCAGGAGGGTTAGGAGGAAATTCATTAGGAGTAGGATGGTATTATATACTTGCTGAGCCATATACAATAGGATTTACATACTCAGATAATACATCAGCTTCAGGTTCAACAGATAATCCAAATAGTGCTAATGGAGATATTATAACAAATTATATCCCAGCAGTACCTGCAGTATATAGTCCAACAAAAGGACAACATGCTGAAGGATATTATACTGTAGCATATGGTGATTATTCCCATGCTGAAGGAATATATACTATAGCATCAGGTTCAGGTCAAACTGTAATAGGTCAATATAATTTACACAATAATATAACAGATTTATTAGTTGTAGGTGATGGTACTGATAATTCTAATAGACATGATATATTAAATATAGGAGTAGGTTATGTTAATATAACTGGAAGTTCATCAATTTCTGGTTCATTATTAGTTACAAATGGAATAACAGGTTCATTATTTGGAACTTCAAGTTGGGCTTATAGTTCTAGTCAAGCTATTTCTTCTTCGTATGCATTAAGTGCTTCATATGCTTTAAGTTCATCATTTGTTGAAAGTAGTAGTTTTATATTTGTATCTGGTACAAATGATAATACTACTTATAAACTAATATTTGCACCTACTTCTACTAATCCTGAATATAAATCACTATTATTTGATAGCGGAAGTGCAGGATTAAGATATAATGCAAGCACAAATACTTTATTTGGTAGTAAATTAGACTTTACAAGTATAACGGGAAGTATATCTGGAAATATTACTGGAAGCATATATGGTACTGCAAGTTGGGCTGAAAGCGCTAGTCAAGCATTAACAGCATCGTATATAACTGGATCAATATTTAACAATACAAACCCAGTATTATCCGCTTCATATGCCTCTACAGCATCTAACAGTTTATTATCATATGCCTCAGGTACAAATGCAAATACTACTTATAAATTAATATTTGCTACAAATTCAACTACTCCAGAATTTAAACAATTATTATTTGATAGTGGAAGTGCAGGTTTAAGATATAATGCTAGTACAAATGTATTATCAGGTAATACAGCTAATTTTTCTAATATAACTGGTTCTTTATTTGGAACAAGTAGTTGGGCTGAATCATCAAGTTTTACTATAACATCCTCTTATATAACAGGATCAGTATTCAATAACACAAATCCTGCATTATCATCATCATATTCTTTAAGTAGTTCATATACTTTAACAGCATCATATGCATCTACTGCTTCATATTTACTTCCAATAAGATCTGGATTTATTTCTGCTAGTCAATGGAATACTGGATCTGCTGCAGCAGGATCTGCCCCCTTCTCAGCTTCTATAACTTTCTCTCCTCCATTTCCTACTACTGGATATTCTGTAGCATTTACTGGTATTAGTGATAGTAGATTTTTTAATCTAATAAATCTTGGAAGAGGAACAAATTTTTTTAGAGTATCATCAAACAGTGCAGTACCTATAACCGGATCAGTTACATGGATAGCAGTATTATACTCAGGTTCAATTTAACAAAATTTATATGTCAGATATATTTTACACAGATTCAGCAAGTTTTCAAACATTTGAAGTAACAAATATTGCTACTATTAATAATATTATAGTTAATGGAAGTGATGGTGGTATTAATACTGCTGCTAATACTTTATATACAAGATATGGTATAGATGCTATAAACTGGGATACATCTGCATTAACAGATTCCTCTAATTTCCAATCAGCAGATTGGAATAATAGATATCTATATTCTACTGATGGTACAACAATAGCTGTTAATTGGCAAGGAAATATTTTAAATGATACTAGCGCTGTAGGATCAGTTGATTGGCAAAATAGACAATTATTAGATGCAGGTGGAAGTAGTTGGGCTGTTAATTGGTTATCATATGAATTAGGAGATACATCTGGTCTGTCTTTAAATTGGTCAACTCGAAAAACTAAAGATGCTGCTAATGGTAATACATCAATTGATTGGGAAAATAGAATATTATATGCTGGTAATGGTGCAAATGAAGTTAATCAAGCATTAGTTTGGTCAGATACATCAACAAATAATGGTGTTAGATTATATGGAACTTCATCATATGCTTTAACTGCGTCATATGCTTTGAATGGAGATGGAACTACAATTAATACAAGTTCATTTGCAACTACAGGTTCAAATAGATTTAACGGTAATCAAATTATTACAGGATCACTTATTGTAAGTAGTTCTGGGGCTACAATTGAATTATATGGAGATAAAATAATAGTAGGTGCAGTTGGTGGTGATGAAGGTGGTGAAATATTATTAAGTAAACCATCAACAAATACAACACTCACTGGTAGCGGTATTACAATTGATTCTTATCAAAATCGACTTCGATTTTTTGAACAAGGTGGTAATGCTCGTGGAGCATATCTTGATATAACAACATTAAGTAATGGTGTAGGTACAAATCTACAAAAATCTAATAACTATTTTTATGATGCTTATTTAATAAATGCACAAACAACATCAGCAGGTGTAGATACAACAATAAACAATATTTCATTAGTTACACAAGCTAACGAAGCATGGAGTTTTGAATTTGTAACAATAGGACAATGTAGTGGTACTGGTGGAGTAAGATTTACAGTAGTATACTCAGCAACTCCAATTTCATCCTCAGTTACTTATTGGGGTAATAGTACACAAGTAGGTAATATGTCTAGTGCTACAACAATATTAACAACCCCAGCTCAATCTGGAACTTTATGGGCAACTGCAACTCCTATTGATGTACAAGCTAAAATTACTGGATGTTTTGTTAATTCAGGAAATGCTAATACAGTAACAATAAAAATACAACCAGTTAATGGTGCTCAAACCGCAACTGTAAGAGCAATGACTTATTTAACAGCAAGAAGAATATCATAAACAATAAAATTACATGACATATACACCAACAGATATATATAATATCCATATTAATACACCATCAGTAAATCAACCATTTATACTTTACTACGCTGTGCGAAACGCAGACAATAGCATAAGTTTAATGGATCAAGAATTTGCTTTGAAAGATGAATCATACTGTCTACCACTATTAAACAGTATTATGAATGCGTCTAATTTTTTAGGATTTCCATTTCCATGTGTTAATTTTATATCTACATAAAATAAATTTAAAAATTTAGTTTATTATATAGTTTTTTATATATTTATTATAAACACTATATCAATGAATATTCCTATATACCCTGGCTCATCATCTTTTCAACCTGGAGAAACACCATTTGGATTTTATGATAATGACGCTCAATTTCAAACTGATGCTGATAAAGTAACTACATTTTGTGCTAGAAGATTAGGATATCCTATTATGGATGTTGAATTACAAGATTTAAACTTCTATGCCGCATTTGAAGAAGCAATTACTACATATGGAAATGAATTATACGCATTTCAAACTAGAGATAATTTATTAAATGTAATTGGAGCTTCAACTAGTTCAAATTTAAATCATGCTATTACGACTCCTTCAATGGCTGGAGTTATTAGATTATCTCAACAGTATGCATCAGAAGCAGGAGTTGGAGGTAATGTAAATTGGTATAGTGGTTCATTTACAACAACTGCAGGTATTCAAGATTATGATTTTAATATATTTGCTTTAGAAAATAACATAACGGGTGGAATGGAAATCAAAAGAGTATTTTGGCAACCACCAGTCCCAGCAGTAAATCAAGTATATAATCTAAATTTATTTTCAGGATTAGGAGGTGTACCAGCAGTTGGTACATATGGTTTATTTGGATCAACAGGATTTTTAATGTATCCTACAAGTTTATTGATTCAAACAACTCAAGCAGTTGAAATGCAAAATCAAGTAGCATTGGCTGATTATTCATTTGAATTAATAAATAATAAATTAAGAATATTTCCTATTCCTCCATACGATGGAGGTAAAATCTGGTTTCAATATATTAATATTGAAGAAAGAGCAAATACAGGAATTAATAATACATCAGCACAAGGGCAAGTTACAAATCCATCTAATATAAACTATACAAACCCAGTATATTCTCAAATTAATTCTATTGGTCGCCAATGGATATTTGAATATGCTTTAGCATTATGTAAAGAAATGTTAGGATATGTTAGAGGTAAATATCAATCCACTATTCCAATCCCTAATAGAGAAATATCTCTAAATTCAGGAGACCTAATTACAGCTGCCACAACAGAAAAAACAGCATTAATTGAAAGATTAAGAGCATATTTTGATGATACTTCTCGTCAAGCATTATTAGCAAGAAAACAAGCTGAAAGTGATTCAGCAATGAGTGAATTAACAAAATCACCAATGCAAATTTATATAGGATAAGATGGCATTATTTGGATCAAGTAGAGATGTATCTTTTATAAGAAGACTTAATAGAGAATTAATGGGAAACATTATTTCTCAAGAATGTGCTTTTTACAAATATAAAATTGCTGAAACTAAAATTAACATGTATGGTGAAGCATCAACTGGAAGATTATTTGATGGTCCTATTATATTAAATGCTCTTATAACACCAAGTGATAACACAAGTCCTACAAGTGATTTAGGTGTAGATTTTGATTGGCCGGTTAATTTTGCATTTTTGAGAGATGATTTAGTAGATGCTAATGTACATCCTGAAGTAGGAGATGTAATATTGTTCCAAGAAAGTTATTGGGAAGTAGATAATACAAATATAGTACAATTCTTTGCAGGTAAAGATCCAGATTATCCATATGCCGGAAATCCATTAAATCCTAATTTACAAGATTGGGGATATAATGTATCTGTAACTTGTGAGTGTCATTACATCCCAGGTGATAGAGTTAATATCCAACCTTATCGATTATAACAATATTTATAATAAATGGATATAACTTATATATATTATTTATGTAAAGATGATGGAGTTCCTTTATATATAGGAAAAACTAAAAATTCTCCTAATTTAAGATTAAATGATCATAGATATAAAAAGGAAAAAAATTTAAACATAAATGTTATAGATGAAGTACTCACTTCTGAATGGAAATTTTGGGAAAAACATTACATAAGTTTATTTAAAAGTTGGGGATTTAAATTAAATAATATAAATGATGGGGGTGGTGGTTCAAAAGGAGGATATTTTTTAACTGAAGAAACCAAAAATAAAATAAGTAAAGCTAATTCTAAGCCTAAACCTAAAGGATTCGGAGAAAAAATAAGTAAACAAAGAAAAGGAAAATGGAAAATTTCTCAATATCAAATAGAAGCTGGAATATTAGCCAAAAACAAACCTACATTACAGTTTGATAAACAAGGAAATTTTATTAAAGAATATATATCTTCTAAACAAGCCGCGGAATACATAGGTGTTCATGAAGTAACAATGAGATCTCATTTAGGTGGAAAATATAAAACATGTAAAGGATTTATTTTTAAATATAAATAAAAATGGCTACTAAAGGAAGAAAACCAATACCTAAAACACAAAAAGAGATTTTAATCTCCCAACAAGAACCTTATAATCAAGAAGGACCAGGATTTTCTCCTACAGGTAATCCTAATCTAGCTAGCAATCCTGGTAGATCAGGACAAATTTCTTTCAAAGGAGATACTACAAAACCATTTTCAATTGGTATTCAAGATATTGATGAAGCGGTATTTTATTATTTTCAAAATGTTATTAAACCTTATGTAATACAAAATGGGCAACGATTAGAAGTTCCTATCATATATGGTTCACCTGAAAAATGGGCTTCATTTCAAAAATATGGATATTTTAGAGATGCTCAAGGTAGAATTATGATGCCTATTATAATGTTTAAAAAAGAAAGTATCGATAAAGTAAGAACAGTATCAAATAAATTAGACGCAAATAATCCCCATAATATATCAATTCAAACAAAAAAATATTCTCCTCAAAATGCTTATAGTAATTTTGATGTACTAAATAATATAATACCAGAACAAACATCATATGCTGTTGTAATCCCTGATTATGTAACAGTAACATATGCATGTGCGATTAATACTTACTATATGGATCAATTAAATAAAATTATTGAAGCAATTGAATATGCTTCTGATTCATATTGGGGTGATCCATCTCGTTTTCAATTTAGAGCAATGATTGATTCATTTACTCTAAAAACAGAATTAGCAGATAAAGCAGAAAGAGTAGTTAGTAGTACATTTAATATTAAACTCCACGGACATATTGTTCCAGATATCCCACAAAAAGATTTAAAATCACTAAAAAAACTACCAGGCATAAACAAAGTATCAGTTGGAGAAAAAGTACCAGGTTCAAATGCTGTTTCACCTGTTCCACCTGCACCTTGGTTATTAACTGATGATACTTGGAGTGATGATGGATCATGGAATGATGTAAGTCCTTGGGACGATTAGTAAATTTGCTATATTTATAATAGATAAAAATTATTTAATAAATGGCAATAAGCTTAGTTAAAAATAAAGATACAGGTTTAGTTGTTAGATCTATTATAAATGATCTAGTAAACTATGCTAATAATAATCCTGGAATTCAAGCATCAGGATCATCAGCTATAACAGGATCATTAACTGTATCTCAAAAAATGACAGCTGGGATATTTATTAATCCACAATTACTTAATTTTAATGTAACAATACCTACTGGATATAATGGACTTTTAGCAGGCCCAGTAGCAACAAATGCTAATATTACTATTGAAACATCAGCTAACTTAACAATAATATAAAATAAATGAGCACTTTAAAAGTCAATAACCTTGAATCATTCTCAGAAAATGGTACTATTTTTATTAAAAATCCAATAGTAGTATCTGGATCTATAACATTTTTAAATAGTGGATCTATTAATAATGCAGAAAGTGGTTCAATCTCATATACAGGATCAACCTCATATTCTGGATCAACTATATTTACAGGTACAACTATATTCTCAGGATCAGTATATATTAGTGGATCAGATACATTTTATAATACTGGACCTGCTGTATTATCAGGTTCATTAGTTAATGGGACAGGTCCTTTTCTTGTAGCTAAATATGCTCATGCCGAAGGTTACCAAACATCAGCTTCAGGTCAACATTCCCATGCTGAAGGTTATCAAACAAAATCAACAAATAATTATTCACACGCTGAAGGTAATAAATCAATAGCAAGTGGAATTTATTCACACGCTGAAGGTGAAGATACAACATCATCAGGACGAAGTTCACATTCCGAAGGAGCAGATACTGTAGCATCTGGTGATTATTCACATGCTGAAGGGGCTGGATCTATAACATATGCACCAAGATCTCATGCTGAAGGAAGTTTAACAAAAACTTATGGAACAGCATCACATGCTGAAGGTGTTCAAACAATAGCATCTGGTGATTATTCACATGCTGAAGGTAATCTTACAGTAGCTAGTGGTTATTCATCACATGCTGAAGGTATATATACATTAGCATCAGCACCATACTCACATGCTGAAGGAAATTTAACTTCAGCTTCAGCTCAATATTCTCATGCTGAAGGTAATAATACAATAGCATTAGGTGAATATCAACATGTTCAAGGTCAATATAATTTAACCAATTCAACATCAGCTTCATTCATTATTGGTAATGGAACATCTAATCTTAATAGAAAAAATTTAGTATTTGCAGCTGGTGGTGAATTTCAAATTACCGGATCTCTTAAAGTAGATGGAGCAGCATATATACAAGGTTTAACTACAACAGCTCAAACAAGTGTTGTAACAATTAATCCTACAACCGGTCAACTATTTTATTCTTCTACTTCATCTATTAGTTCTCCAACAGCATCATATGCTTTAACAGCTTCATATGCTCAAGTAAGTTTACAACAAGTACTTGATTATAATCATGATTTAGCAAATGGTAATAATTATCAAGGTACAAATGCTGGAGTAGGTAATTTTGGAACAGATGTTATAGCTATAGGAACAGATGCTGCTTATCAAAATCAGAGCAACCATATTACAGCTTTAGGATATCAAGCAGCTTATCAAAATTCATTTGATAATGTTGTAGCTATAGGTAATAATGCTGCTTACTTAAATGAAGGACAATATGTTGATGCTATAGGAACTGAAGCAGCTAAATATAATCTAAGTAATTATGTTCAAGCTTTAGGTTATCAAGCAGCTTATCAAAATACAGGTAGCCAAGTTGTAGCTATAGGATATAGAGCAGCTGAAAAAAATAAAAATTCATCAATAGTAGCAATAGGACATCTTGCAGTTACAAGTAATTCAGGTAGTTTTGTAATAGGTGTAGGTCAACAATCATTATCAGGTAACAGAGGAAGTTATGTAACAGCAATAGGTCCTGGAGCAGGTATGCTTAATTTTGGAGGATATAACTTTTTTGGTGGAACTGCTGGAGGTGGAAATAGTGGAAGTTATGTTACTGCAATTGGAGAAACTGCAGCCCAAAATAATAATGGTTGGTATGTTAATGCAATTGGAGATACAGCTGCACTTCAAAATAAAACAAATCATGTTAATGCTATAGGTAAATCAGCAGCATGGCAAAACAGTGGTTCATATGTTAATGCTTTAGGTCAAAATGCTTCTTTTCAAAATTCAGGTAGTTATGTTAATGCTTTAGGATCAGATGCTGCTTCTCTTAATAAAGGTGATAATGTTAATACTTTAGGAGTAAATTCATCTTATCTAAATATAGGTGATAATGTTAATGCTTTAGGAAATTACTCATCATGGCAAAACTCAGGTAGTAATATTAATGCTTTAGGAGATAATGCTGCTAGAAGTAATATTAGTGATAATGTTAATGCTTTAGGATATTTCTCAGCTTATCAAAATCTTGGTGAAAGTGTTAATGCTTTAGGATTTCAATCAGCTTACCAAAATTTAGGTAGTAATGTTAATGCTATAGGTAGTACATCTGGTTATAGAAATAAAGGAAATTATGTAAACAGTATTGGATACGGAGCATCTTACTTAAATTCAGGCAGTAATGTTACAGCTATAGGAATTAATGCAGCTTTTCAAAATTCTGGTAGTTATGTTATAGCTTTAGGTGATCAGGCAGCTAGTTATAATAAAGGTGAAAGAATTACTGCTATAGGATACTCAACAGCTAGAAATTTTAAAAATGGAATTGATGTTAACGCTATAGGAACATCAGCTGCAGAGGAGAGTCAAGGTACATTTATAGATGCTGTAGGTGCTTTAGCAGCTAGATACAATTCTGGCTCATTTATCACAGCTATAGGTTCTCAAGCAGCATATAATAGTTCTGGTAGTCATGTTATAGCTTTAGGATTTGGATCTTTAACAAATAATACAAAAAGTCATGTTATAGCCATAGGAGCAAACACATCTCTAAATAACTCAGGTGATTATAATATAGCCATAGGAAAAGCATCATTAGCCTATAATTTAGGTGATAATATTACTGCTATAGGTTACCAAGCATCATACATGAGTACAGGTAGTTATAATAATATTATGGGTTGGCAATCAGGTTTATATATATCTGGAAGTTATGTTAACGCTATGGGTTATGAAGCAAATAAAAATAGTAATGGAGATTATATTAATGCTATAGGTTATGAAGCCGCTGGTTATAACTCAGGAACTAATGTAGTTGCTATAGGACAAAGAGCAGCTCATGATAATGACGGTAATTTTATAATAGCTATAGGTGGAGAAGCTGGATCTAGTAATAAAGGAGATTATAATGTATCTATAGGTGGTGGAGCAGGATGGAATAATACCGGTAGTAGTAATGTATTAATAGGCAAATTTACTGGATATGCTAAATCTGGAAGTAATAATGTAGCTATAGGAGAAAGTGCTTTTGATCATCATATAGGTAATAATAGTAATGCTATAGGTTATCTTGCTGGATTTTACAATACAGGTAATTATGTTAATACTATAGGTAATCAAGCAGCTCAATATAATAAAGGTAATTATGTTAATACTATAGGTTACCAATCAGCTATTGATAACTCAGGTAGTTATGTTAATGCTTTAGGTAAGGAAGCAGCACGATCAAACTCAGGTAGTTATGTTACCGCTATAGGTCATCAAGCCGCTTATAATAATCGATTATCAAATCAATTTATAATATCAAATACTGAATTACCTTCATTTGCTAATTGGACCGCAGCTTCTGCTTCTATAAATGTTGCAGCTGGAGCGGCAGCTAATAATACTTATTTGTATTACGACCAAACAACAAAATCAATCGGAGCAGTAAGATTATAAAAATAACAAATAAAAATAACAAATAAAAATTTATGGAAAAACAAGTTTTAACTCAAGAAGAAATTACTCAATTGAAAAACGTTAGAGAAAAAAGAATTCAATTAGTAGAAAGTTTTGGAATTTTAGAATCAAGAATTCAAGAAATTAATTTACAAAAAGAAAATCTTAAAGATGAACTTAAAAAATTAATTCAAGAAGAAATTGATCTAGGCAGAAACCTTCAACAAAAATATGGTGATGGATCTATTGATCTAGAAAGAGGAGAATTTATACCTAACTAATATTTTTAGCAGGTTTCACCATATTTATAACAAAATAAAATAAAAATAAATATAAACAATGGCAGAAACTTTAATATCACCAGGCGTTTTAGCAAGAGAAAATGATTCATCTTTTGTAAGTAAAAGACCCGTTCAAGTTGGAGCAGCAATTATAGGACCTACAGTTAAAGGTCCAGTTGAAGTACCAACTGTAGTCACTACTTATAACGAGTTTGTTAATAAATTTGGTACTACTTTTACAAGTGGTAGTTCAACAAATTTAAAAACATATTCCTATTTTACCTCAATAGCAGCTTATAATTACTTTGTTAATGGAGGAACATCATTATTAGTATCAAGAGTAAAATCAGGATCATTTACTCCTGCTTCAAGCTCAGCTATTAATAATAATGTATCTAGTGTAACTGGTAATCCATCAACTGGATCATATACATTTGGAGCATCCGAAACTGGATCATTGTATCAAGGATTTTCTATAACTATACCTTTAACAGCACAAACTAGTAATACTTGGGTTTTTAATGGATGGTTTAGTTCAACTCAATATTATCCTAGTACAGACATATGTTATTTTAATGTAACTGCAGGAGCAAATTGGGTAGCATCTGCTGTTATAGCTGTTAATAATTTTACAGAACTACAACCATATCTTTCAGCTAGTTCTGTTGGTGATAAATTAATATTATCTGGATCAGCTGGAAATACTGTAATAAATGGATCTACTATACGCACAGTTAATTTCCCATCAGATCCTGGAGTATTAGTAGCTACATTAGGAGGTGCTACTTCAAACACAACATCAACAACATTTGTTTTAGAAACATTTTCTGAAGGTGTTATTATGAATAGTACCAGCCCAGAAACTACTAATAATGTTTTATTAAGCGGATCTAAAGATAATATCAGATGGCAAATTATAAATGCTAATACATCATCAGGTATATTTGATTTATTAATTAGAAGAGGTGATGATAATATTCTTCAACCTACAATACTTGAAACTTGGACTAATTTAAGTCTAGATCCTAATTCTAATAATTATATTTCTAGGGTAATTGGAGATATGAGAGAAAGCTACGACCCAGTAAATAATCAAATTGCTTATACTGGTACTTTCCCTAATAGATCAAATTATGTTAGAGTAAAACAAGTAAATTATACTACTCCTAATTATTTAAATAGCAATGGAGTTATTTCAGTAGCATCATATGCAAACTCTATCCCAGTAAATGCAAGTGGAACATTTGGTAGCGCAGTTGGAGATATAATGGGTGGAGCTAATTTTTATGAAAATATTGATTCTTTTAATACTCAAGGAGTAGTAGGATCAGATTATGATGATATGATTAATTTGTTATCAAATCAAGATGATTATAAATTTAATGTATTATTAACTCCGGGTTTATATGATGCAGACTATGCTCAACAAGTATCAACTATTATTAACAATACTCAAGATAGAGGAGATAATATCTATGTACTTGACCCCGTAGCTTATGGTGAAATGGTATCAACAGTTGTAGGTCAAGCATCTTCTCGTAATACTTCATATGCTGCAGAATATTGGCCTTGGTTACAAATTGTTGAACCTTCAACAGGTGAAATAGTTTGGGTTCCAGCTTCAACAATGATTGGTGGAGTATATGCTTATAACGATGCAGTAGCAGAACCATGGTTCGCACCAGCAGGTATTAACAGAGGTGGTTTATCTACAGTAGTAAGAGCAGAACAACGTTTATCTCAAGCTCAACGTGATACATTATACACAGGTAAAGTAAATCCAATTGCAACATTCCCAGGAACAGGAGTAGTAGTATATGGTCAGAAAACATTACAATCAAGAGCATCAGCACTTGACCGTGTAAATGTTCGCCGTTTATTAATTGCTCTTAAATCGTATATTTCTCAAATTGCTAATAACTTAGTATTTGAACAAAATACAGTAGCTACAAGAAATAGTTTCTTATCACAAGTTAACCCATATTTAACAAGCGTTCAACAACGTCAAGGTTTGTATGCATTTAAAGTGATTATGGATGATTCAAATAATACACCTGATGTAATTGATCGTAACGAATTAATTGGACAGATTTATTTACAACCTACTAAAACTGCTGAATTTATTTACTTAGACTTCAACATTACTCCAACTGGTGCATCATTCCCAGCATAATTCTTTAAAACATAGATATTTATAACAAACATAAAATATAAAACAAAATGGCAGTATTAAATCCAAACGAAATATTTTTCACAGCATTTGAACCGAAAGTTAAAAATCGCTTCATAATGTATGTTGATGGAATCCCTTCATATGTTATTAAAAAAATTGGCGCGGTTAGTGTTGAAATGGGTGAAATTAAATTAAACCATATTAATGTTTATCGTAAAATTAAAGGAAGAGCAGCATGGGGAGATATTGAAATGACATTATTTGATCCAATTACACCATCAGGTGCTCAGGCAGTAATGGAATGGGTACGTTTACATCATGAATCAGTAACAGGTCGTGATGGTTATTCAGATTTCTATAAAAAAGACATAACAATCAATGTATTAGGACCTGTAGGTGATATTGTATCAGAATGGATTATCAAAGGTGCATTTATTAAAACAGCAAATTTTGGAGAATACAGTTGGGATGAAGATGCTGCAGCACAAGAATTAACAGTAACATTAGGAATGGATTATTGTATCTTGAACTTCTAATTAATAAAAATAAATTTAAAGAAAGCTCACCTAAATTTGGTGAGCTTCTTTATTTTTCATATATTTATATCTGAATATAAAAAGTTATCAAATAAAGACTATGGAACAAACATTTAATTTTCCAACAGAAGAAATCGAATTACCATCAAGAGGTTTAGTATATCCTGAAGATAATCCTTTATCAAGCGGTAAAGTGATTATGAAATATATGACTGCTAAAGAAGAAGATATTTTAACTAATCAATCATATATCCAAAAAGGTATTGTATTAGATAAGTTATTACAATCACTTATTGTATCTAAAATCAATTATAATGATTTAATTATAGGTGATAAAAATGCTTTAATGATTGCAGCTCGTGTTTTAGGATATGGTAGCGAATATTCATTTGTATATAAAGGACAAGAATATAATGTTGATTTAACCAAAATCGATAACAAACCATTTGAACATACCAGCAAAGGTATTAATGAATTTAGTTATACTTTACCATCAACAGGCGTTAACATTACTTATAAAATCTTAACTCAAAATGATGAACAAAAGATACAAGCTGAATTAGACGGTTTTAAAAAAATTAATAATAATTTTTCTCCTGAACTTTCAACAAGATTAAAATACATGATTACCTCAGTCAGTGGAGAACGAGATTCAAAAACAATACGAGAATTTGTTGATACTCATCTCTTAGCCCGGGACTCACGTGAATTAAGAAAACATATTAAAGAAACTCAGCCAGATGTAGATCTAACTTTTTTTCCCGATAACAGTGTCGATAGAGTCGACATTCCTCTCGGAATTAGCTTTTTTTGGCCTGACTTCTGATACCGCAGCGCAATACCGAGTTAATTTATTTACTCAAATTCATGAAATAGTATTTCATGGAAAAGGAGGATATGATTGGGAAACAATCTATAATATGCCTAGATGGTTAAGGCATTTTACTTTTAATAAAATAAGTGACCATTATAAAAAAGAAGCAGATGAACGCGAAAAATCATATGCTAAATCTTCTAATAAATCAACACTAATAGATCCTTCAGGAAATATAAATAAACAAGCTTTTAAAGAAGCATCTCCTAAAGTTACTTCTGGACCATCACCAAAACCTAAAGTTAAATATAAATAAAAGTTATATTTTTTAATATTTATAACAAATAAATGCTTTAGTAAATGGCTACCAATAACCCTAATTCTAATATAGATCAAAAAGTCCAAAAAGAAATAAATAAACTTGCTGGAGAAACTCAAAGGTATTGGCAAGGAATTCTTGATAGTTTAATTCAAACTGGTGCTCCCTTAGAAAAATTTGAATCTGTTTTATCTTCTGTTAGAAGAAGTGTTAAAGATACTGGTGATGATTTAAATGATATTAAAGGTCAATTTCATTCAATAACTGATGAATTAAGAGCTATTGCTACTGAAGAAGATAAAGCTAAAAAAAGTTTAAGTGAATTTAATGATATTTCTAAAAAAATATTAGAAGGAAAAAATCAAGGTAAAAAAATCTCATCCGATGAATTAAAAGATTTACAATCTCAAGCAAAAGCGAAAGCTGATGAAGCATTAGCCACTGGTAAACTTAATGATATTGAACAAGCAATCATAAGTAGATTAGTTGAACAAAATCAATATATAGATCAACAATTAGAAAAATTAAAAGAAGAAGAAAAAATAAGAGCTGATATTGATCAAAAATTAAAAGTAACAAAATCAATAATAAAAGGAATTTCAGATATCCCACTTCTTGGTAATTTAGTAGATACAGAAGCTGGGTTAGAAGCAGCAACAACAGCAGCAGGTGAAGGAGCAGGAGCAATGGGGCAAATGGGGGCAGCTGCTAAAGCTATGGGACAATCTTTAAAACAATCTTTAGGTCCTATAGGGTTAATATTAATGGCAGTAGAAGAATTACAAAAAGCTATTAAATTAGCAGATGGAGGAGCAGGAGATTTAGCTAAAGATTTTAATATTACATATGATGCCGCAAATAGAGTAAGAGGACAATTAGCTGATATAGCAGAAGAAAGTGGTGATATAAATATTACTACTAAAGGATTACAAGAATCAATGGTTGCTGTTGGTAAAACATTAGGTTCTAATGCTGCCTTAAATAAGAAAGATTTAGTCTTTATGACTCAAATGAGAGAAATGGCTGGATTTACTAATGAAGAATTAGTAGAAATGGAAAAATATACTCTTGCTACTGGTGGTAATTTAGAAGAAAATACCAAAAACTTAATGTATGGTGCTAAAATGGCAAGTCTTGGTAATAAAGTTATGCTAAATGAAAAAGACATAATGAAAGATGTTGCTAAAGCTGGAGCTGCTGTTAAAATATCAATTCAAGGAGGAGCAGAAGCATTAGGTAGAGCAGCAGCACAAGCTAAAGCAGTTGGATTAAGTTTAGATAAAGTAAATGATATAGCTGGAAGTTTAATGGATTTTGAGTCTTCAATAAACGCTGAATTAGAAGCTCAACTTTTAACAGGTAAAAATATAAATCTAGAACAAGCACGTTTATACGCTATCAATAATGATATGGAAGGATTATCTAGAGAGATAGCTAAAAATGTAGGAACATCAGCTGAATTCAGTAAAATGAATAGGTTACAGCAGGATGCTATTGCTAAAGCAGTAGGGATGAATAGAGATGAAGTAGCTCAAATGTTAGTAGATAAAGAAGCATTACAAGGACTTTCTGGAAAAGAAGCAGAAGATGCTAAAAAAGCATTAGATTGGGCTCGTGCTAAAGGAATGACTGAGGAAGAAATAAAACAAAAAGGAATAGATGGTTTAAAACAACAACAATCAGTTCAAGAGAGATTAGAAAAATCTCAAGAAAAAATGAAAGAATTGTTTATCCAAATAGCTGAACCTATATTGGATATTGTTTCTCCATTAGCTGATATAGTAGGTGAGATATTACCTCCTATTTTAGGTATTCTTCAACCTATACTAGGTACATTTAAAGCTATAGGTCATGTTATAGCATCTATAGTAAAAGCATTAACCGGTGATTTTACAGGAGCATTAAAATCACTTAATGAAGTTCCAGGTGATATTGCAGGAGGATTTAAAAATTCAACCCAATTTAAAGTAGCTAATAAATTAACTGGAGGAAAATTAGGAGACGCAATAGGTGGTATAGAAACCCCAGAAGCAAATGTCCAAGCAGCAGGAGATTTATATAGCCCAGCAGACGGTAAAACAAGAATTTCTACTAAAGAAGGAGGTTTATTTGAGTTAAGTGATAATGACACAGTAATTGCTGCTCCATCTAGAGGATCCAATAACCAATCATCTCCAGATAATTCAAAAATGATAGCTGAGTTACAAGAAATAAAAAGTATATTAAGACAAACTTTGTCTATAGATATGGAAATAGCGAAAAAATCATCTTTTAGTAGTATATTTGATGGAGGTTCTTTATTTACAGATAAAAGAGGAACCCAAACAAATGTTAATACTTATAAAACTCAATAAATATGGGATTACTAGATATATATAATAATAACGGAACTCAATTAAATCAAATAGATAATGATTTTTCTACACAATATCCTCCAACAGTAACTGGTACTCCTAATCCCCAAAACAATCCTGGTGGACCTGTTACTCCTTTTCACCAAACTTATAATAGTGAACTCACATATATAGAAGTAATTCATAATCAATTACAAGATTCTCTTAATATTACTAATCTAGATGTGGATAATCCAGGAGTACAAGGTGGTGTTCCTTATAAACAACTTACAGATCCAACTGTTTATCCAGTAGATACAAATCATACATCTCCAATTAGAGGATGGTTTGCTGAGCCATCATCCTATTCAAATAAATTTAATCAAAACTACGATCCTAGGAAAACATATACTGATTTTATTAAAGATTATATTTAATTATATTTATAACAAAATAAAAAACAAATAAAAATGGGACTTATAGACACACTATTAAACCAAGGATCACCATATTCATATGGAAATGGTTCAACACCTGTTGTTAATCAAGGAGCAACTCAACAATCTAAATTACATGCTGATGGTAACCAACCTGGATATTCATTAGATGGATCAGATTTTAATGTAGTAAATTTAGCTGCTCAAAAATACAATGATGGAGTAAACAATGTATTACCAATGCCATCTCAATTAGATATAAATGGACAAACTCCAGTAGCACCATTAAGTGATCCTAGTACACCTTCTATTAATGATTCTTTTTCACAAGGGCAATACCTTAACAATCTTCCAGGTTAATCATGAGTCTAATAAACCTTAGAACTAATTTAAAAGATCTAAAGTTTGGACATGACCAATACAAAGGAGCAAGTAGTAATGAACCCTATGTAGTTGTTAATGTTCCTGCTAATGAAGAACCTTTACAAACCAAATACCAGTTATTTTCTGGTAAAGATAAAGCTCCAGCTTTAGCTAAAATAGGTTTATCAGCAGTTGCAGGAGCACTTATAGGTCGTTTAGGTGGATCATTATTAGGAAATGCTGGATTAGGAACAGCTATAGGAGCTGGTGTAGGATTAGGAATAGGTATTTTAGGAGTAAATACAGTTGGTGATGATATTGATGTTGATTTTAAAAATAAAGCAGCAGGAACAGGAGGTCCGGATTTTTTAGTTCGTGGAGGAACGTTACTTCCATCTGCTATAATAAATGATGAACTTCGTTTAGCTAAATTTTTTACTGATATTAAAGGAGATTTATTTGTTATTAAACAAAATATACTTTCTAGACTATCAGTTAGATCTCAAGCTAGTACTGGATTATTAAATGATGGAATTTATACTAATCTTAGCACACTAGCTGGAGCAGCTGGTAATGCTTTTGGTTTACATGTTAATAAGCAAGGAGCAAATCCTTTTTTAGGTTTAGGAGAAACATACACTCCTAATAATTACTTCACAGCAATTAAAAACCAAATAGTTGAAGCTAATAATACTGGTGTTTCATATACATTTCCTAATAATAGATTAATAGCATTATCAACAGCTAAATTTCAACCTGTTAATGGTTCTACTGGAAATACAGGACCAGCCGGATCTAATTTTGATTTAGGATTTACAAAAAGAATATACAAAGATAACAATATACCTCTTCTTTCAGATGGTGGATTTACTACATTATTAAGATATTCAGGTGGTCCTGGAGCAGATTTAGGTATAGGAAAAACTAGTATAAACTATGCTACTGATAATGAAGGAGCTCCTTTATCTGCTATAAATATAAATAATCTTCCTACTTCTACTCAAGATTTTACTGAAATATCTGAAACATCAGATGAAACCCATATATATAATTCACTTCATACTGATACTGTAGTTGTGGATTTTAGACAAAGATTAAAAATTCAATTAGGATTTTTCCCCAACTATGATACTAAAAATATAGAATTTATAGCAAATCTAGGAGATCCAGGAAATCCAAATGGTAAAAATTTACAAAGTTATACTTCTGGATCTGGGACAGTGGGTGTACAAACAACATGGACACCAGCAAAATTAAATAAAAAAGGAAAAGTAATAACCCCAGCACAAACAACTGCAATTGGTCCTAAATATAGTAAAGATTATGGGGCCGCTTCTGTTAATTCTTATGATAAAATAAACGCTAGTTTAGCTGATCCTGTTAATAACACTAATACCTCAGTCCAGGATTTAGTTGAATTTAAAATAGGAGTAATAAGTAACAATAATCCTTCAAGTGTAACAGATTATTATTTTAGAGCATTTTTAAATACTATAACCGATAATTACACAGGAAACTGGGATTCTATAAAATATATAGGAAGAGGTGAAAACTTTTACACTTATAGTGGGTTTGACAGAAAAATTTCATTATCTTGGACTGTAGCTGCTCAATCAAAAGCAGAATTAATGCCAATGTATTATAGATTAAATAATCTAGCATCAATGACCTCTCCAGATTACAGTTCTCAAGGATATATGAGAGGTAATATAACTAAATTAACCATAGGTGATTATATTAAAAATCAATATGGTATAATAACTAGTATAAGTTACACAATGAATGAGGAAAGTGATACTTGGGAAATTCAATTATCTGATGATGGAACTAGAGATGATAGTGTAAGAGTATTACCTCATATAATTAGAGTTCAAATGGAATTTACTCCAATTCATAATTTTGTTCCTTCATTAAATGAAAATTATATTTCTGCTACTAATTGGTTTAAAAACCATTTCATCGCCCAGTAATAAAAAATATGAATAGATACCAAAATATACCTTTGATTACTATAGATAAAAAACTATGCTATCAAACCTCAAGGTACCCAGAAGTACCACTTTCAGAAAATGACATATATGTATATACGACTCAAGGGGATAGATTTGATACCTTAGCTTATCAATATTATCAAGATCAATCCTTATGGTGGGTAATATCTATAGCAAACACTGCAGTAGCAGGCACTGATTTACCCTCAGATTTACCCCAAGATTCACTTTTAATGCCTGAGGGTTCTCAAATCCGAATCCCAGCTAATTATCCAGATGTTATAAACGATTTCAAAGCAATAAACAGTTATTAATATGGCAAATATTTTTGGTGAAGGTTTTCCTGATCAAATTAAAAATCAAATAACCAATAGACAAAAAAGATATGGTTCTGGAAATATTGGAAATAGAACAGCAAATGATATATCATATTTAAATTCTAATACTTCTTGGTGTAAATTAGTATCTGGAGTTGATATTGATAATCTTAATATTTTGAATAATCCTACTATAAAAAGTTTAGGACTTTCTAAAAATGATTTAGCTGAACGATTTGTTTTATTTGACGGAACTGCCGCAAATGGAGGATCTAAATTAAGAGAAGGCATAACAGGTAATACTAGTCTTCTTGGAGGTAATGATGCTTATGGAATAGGAGGAACCGGATTTGGTATTAATCCTATGATGGGTATTATAAGTGCTACTATTAAACATGAAAATAGAGGATCATTAAGAAGAGCTCAAGTTAATATTAAAGCATTTAATAAAACCCAATTTGAAATCATTGATTCTTTATATTTACGTTTAGGATATAGTGTATTATTAGAATGGGGTCACGCTATTACTATTAATAACTCCGGAACTATTGATTTTGATCCTACTAGTTTAAGTTTATCTAAAGATTTCTTAAACCCAGGAAATAAAACATATGATGATTTTTTAAATTTAATACAAGAAAAAAGATTAGATAGTGGTGGTAACTATGATGCTATGTTTGCTAAAGTAACTAATTTTAATTGGACCTTTAATAAAGATGGTAGTTATGATATAATTGTTTATTTATCAAGTATTGGAGATGTTATAGAATCTTTAAAATCAAATTCATCAACAAATACTATTAAAGTTACACCACCTAATACAACCCCACAAACTACAAATCAATCAGAACTTTTTGATGATGATATAAGTGGAAATATTATAGATGCATTTGCTACTAACTGTACTTTATTTAATTTTTTATATATAAATAAAGTATTAATAGATGCAGGATGGGTAACTAAATCTCCAACAAATGGTACTCGTGGTTTTTCTTTTAATCCTGGTCCCACTAATATACCCAATTATCAAAGTACTTTAAGTAGTTTAGGTGTAACTAACCCATTTGATCATACTAAATTTGAACAAAGTAAAGAAGATTGTTTAAGAGTAGAGTATTTAGATTTAGGAGGAGATGATCCATCTGATAAAAGATATTATTTAAGATTAGGTACTCTTTTACAATTTTTACAACATTATATAACACCTACTTTAATTACAAAATCAACTAATAAACAAAAAATATTACAATTTGATTGGGGTGAGAATACTAATCTAATGAATGTATATGATTATCAAGTAGGTATAGATCCTAGAATTTGTTATGTACAAAGAGGAGTACAAGCTAAATCAGCAGGGTTTCGTGCATTTCCAATAGATACTGTTTTTTATTTTGGGCAAGAAAATCCAATAAATCCATTTATAAACGACACTGTTACTAGTCCTCTTAAAACAAAATATGATAATTCACCATCCGCTTATTATTATAATGGCACTCCACTTTTCGGTCCTGATGAACCAACTTTTATGCCTTATGGTAATATAACAAATATATTTATTGATTTTGTTTTTATTATTAAAACAGTAAATGATTTAAAAAATGATAAAGGTGATTTATCTTTAATTGATTTTTTAAAAGGTATATTATCTGGTTTAAATACTGGAATGGGTGGAGTAAATGATTTTGATGTGTTTATTGATGAAACTATTAATTCTATTAAAATTATTGATAAAAATCCTTTAAATCATTTAGATGAAGTTATACCAATTTTAAATAGTAATTTTGCTAGCGAAATTAAAAAATTTAACGGAGGTAAATTATTAAATGATCCAAATTCAACAACAGGTATGTTCGAATTATATGGATATAATGGAGATCAAGCTGGTTTTATAAGTGATTTTAATCTCACATCAGAATTATCCCCAGCATTTTCAACAATGATAACAGCCGGAGCTGCTGCTAGAGGAACAGTTGTAGGAGAAAACGATACTGCTTTATCTAAATTAAATCGAGGACTTACAGATAGATTTAATGAATCTATATTAAACGGAGGAGACACAGCTTCATTTGGTACTTTAACATATGCTGAGGCAAGATTAGATGAACTTGATGAATTACAAAAACAATATGTTAATAATGTTTTTATAAAAGGTTACTCATATTATTCTAATTCTACAGGTAAAACAAATAGTACTCAAGATTACAGAACAACCGAAAAAATTGAATCAGTCGCAAACCATTTAAATAATATAGTTCAAAAAAGAATAGAATATGATCGAGCAGTAGATGCTTATAAAGGAACTACTTCATCATATAGTGACACACAAAATACTGGATTTTTACCATTTAATTTAAATTTTACATTAAACGGTTTATCTGGTATAAAGATTAATCAACAATTTTTATTAGATACTAATTTTTTACCTACTAATTATGGTGATACTTTATCTTTTCTAATTAAAGGTTTATCTCATGAGATTAATAGTAATAAATGGGTAACAAAAATAGAAACTTATTCAATACCAAAAACGTCAAAAATAATAAGAAGAAGATCAAGTACTCCTCCACCACCACCACCTTCTGGTGGTTCACCAACACCTTCTGGTAATTCTTCACCTGTAGGAGCCATTAATTCTTGTGGGATATCTACTGAATACTCTCACATATTACCTCCTCCTAATAATATAGATGATCGACGAAAATCTGATAAAGGAAAATGGAATTTATTAGGATATTGGATTAGAGCATCAGCAGCTGAAATAGCATCTAATAGAAATGCTAGTTTAATTAAATCAGCTAAATGTCATATTCAAGCTACAACTCGAGATATATATCAAACCAATTCACCTCCCGATAAACATGGAAACATTCAACGTAATTGGGGTAATTTAGGATGTATGTCTGCTGTATCTTTAATATTTTATAGAGCTACAGGTATGTCTATAAAATCATCAACATATACAACTGCTTTTGATGATGATAAAGGAAGATTTCCAGGCACTAAAGGTACAGACTCAGCATGGAATCATTTTGTTGCAAATCCTACATTTTGGAAAAAAATTGATAACTATTTAATAGATGGTCTTCCTGGTGATATTATTATAACAAGTGGAAGATACAAAATTGTTAATGGAAAGAATGTAAGAGTATCAGGCCATGTTGGAGTAGTTATTGATACTGTAAATGGAGATGGATCTCTTAATGTTATATCTAATGGATCATCAGGATTTAATCATGGTGTACAAGATTTTGGACGTATAATTCGAAATTATTCACTTAAAGGTTGGGACTCAGTTAAAAAAAGGAACCCATCAAAAACAGCATGCTTCAGATATTTAGGACCTTATTTATAATAAAATTATTTTTAAATGTATATTCCAAAATCTCAAATAAAAACAAATTTATATACTAATGGAGATCCATCAATAGGAGAAGCATATGTTTTATCAACAGATAAAAGTTTATATGTTGGATATTATTATGAGTTATCAAATGGTCAAAAATTTACCGGAAAATACCCAGGGGATAATGTTAATATTACTCTTGAACCCATTACATATGCTGAATATTTAGAAGATAATTCTTCTATTTATTATAATGTAGGTATTTCTGATTATAATGTATTAAAAAACATAAGTGATAGTAAACCTACATATCTTCCACAATATCTTCCAACTATTCCAACAAATAAAGATTATCAAACTGGAGAATACACTAGATATTTTTGTAAAAAAATAAATGAATTATTATATGTCGAAATAAGTAAAGATTATTATACTAAACTAACAAAACAAAATACCTCAGTAGCATTTGAATATTATTTACCATTTAATATTCCTTGGAGATTAGCAGGTAAAGTAATTGATGTTTATAATACAAATAAAAATATAGTAGCTTTAACTATGAAAAAACAAAAATTATCTATGTTTAATAAGTATCTTAAAGAAGATTATACAAAATATTATAAGTAATACGGCTTAGGACCCGTTATAGCTTCGGCTATAGAGCATTTCGAATTCGCTACTTGAAGTGCTCTTTTTTTGAAAAAATTTGGGCTACCAAAATATTTTTATTATTATTAAGTAAATAAAGGTTATGTTTTACATAGTAGAGACCCCCGAACAATTAGAAGAATTTTTTAATATAGGACACGACAAAGTGTTTATTGAACCTATATTGTATAATGATCGCGTTCATCCTGCTTTAAACCACGTGTCTTTACTTTATATTAAACCATTAGTAAACGATAAAGGATATATACTATGTCTTAATCATAATGAGGCGTTAAAATTAAATAAAACGCCTATAACGAATTTACTTGCATCATATAAGGAGATATATGTTCGTGATAGAAAGTCGTTTATATATTTTTTCCCGTTGAAAAATACAATAGATATTTCATTCTATGCACCTGAATATGTAGAACCTACTACACCAACTCATGAAACATTTTATCAAAATCATGGTCATAGAGATAATGTAAATACAATTATTCCATTAACTAAACATTATGAAAAATGTGAATTAATTTTTGATAAAGTAAAAGATTATTTTAAAACAGACAACACTAAATTTAACAATAAAGCAACTAGTGTATTCTTTGCAATTGAAAGAAACGGTATTAAATTAAATAAACAACAATTTGACAAACATTTCGAACTAAATCATGAACACTTTAGCATACAAGATGATACAATCTATACCCAGTACAATTTATATACTACAACTGGAAGGCCTTCCAATAGTTTTAATGGTATCAATTTTGCTGCCTTAGCTAAGGAAAATGGATGTAGAAAATCATTTATACCTAACAACAATAGATTTATTGAAATAGATATAAACGCTTATCATCCAACATTAGCAGCTCAATTAATTGGTTATGATTTTGGAGATGAAACACCATATGAATATTTTGCTCGAGAAGCAGAAATTGAAGTAAATGAAGCTAAAATATTAATGTTCAGACAGTTATACGGTGGTGTTTATAATGAATACAAATATATAGAATTTTTTCAATTAATTGAAGAACACGTAAATAAGTTATGGAAAGAATACACAACACATGGTTACATATCTTGCCCTATCTCAGGGCATATATTGACAAACGATATAAAAGATATCAAT